CTTTTGGCCATGTTTGTGCCTTTTGGTTCATCTTCAAAATTATCGTGTGTATTGGTCGTTGTTGATTGTAGATATAATGCTGTATCTGCGAAATCACTAAATTGTTTACCATGATAATTAATTAATGGTGCAATTGACTTGTTATCTGTTTTACCACCACTACCATCATGTTCAGTATGAAATATATTCTCAAACTCTAGATTGTAATCATAATCAAAATTAGTGTATGTCTTGTTAAACATATCATGGCTGATTGTTCTACTTGCGTAAACACCATTTCTTAAATTCTTTATTGTGTCAAACTGGTTGTCTATTGTGAAACCATCAACTGTTTGCATTTCTTGTATGATATTGGTAATACCTGTACCACCTTTAATTGATCTAGGTTTCTTTTCAAATCTTGCGACCACTGGTCTAGCAGCGCCATCTGTAATCGCCAACATATTTTCTAAACTTCTAAATCTAAAACCTGTACTGTCTTCATAGAAATACATACCACTATTATTGTATCTNGCNGACTCNGCAGACTTGGATAATCCTTCTATGAAATCAAATGGTCTTTCACCTACTGGCACGTATTTACGTATGCCTTTTGTTTCTTCTAGTATTAATGTCTTTTTTGATTCTAAATCAGTTCTAAAAACGTCCAAGACCATATCATCTATGGTGCCTGACATTGATCTATAAATTTTCTTTGTTTCGTTTGTTAATATCTCTTTAGAAGCAAAGTGTAATACGTACATCTGCGTTCTTGGTGTTGCCTCTTGTCTACCTGATATTTTGTATATGTACATCGGGTGACCTGTTGTAGCCGTGAAATCAAAACCTTTTGCAATACCTGGTGTATTCAGTTTAAATTCTATACGTTCAAAGCCTGTAAGTGGTAAGTGGTTGGTAAGATTTTGACCGTCAAGTAATACAACATTACCTGATAGACCTTTTGAAAATATATCTTCGTAAATGTTTATCTCAAGCACTAGTGATCGTACACTTACCTTTTTTGGCTCACTGCCGCCATCGGAAGATTGATAAGATATTAGTTGTATGTCTGATAAGGCAAATTGGCCTGCTTTTGTTAATGTATCAGCATTTATTTGATTGTACATAATTATTCATTCATCAATTTGTCAAATTCTTCTAACAATACAGGCAAGAAGCCTGGATTAAGAAGTTTAATTTTTCTTTTTGCGTCTTGTATTCTTTCTTCATATTGTCTATTAGAGACTGATAAAGCACCTGGCTCTGTACTGTTTACTTCTATCAAGTGTGAGTAATCATTTGATGTTGTTTTACCACTTGTTTGTGCCTTTTCATAATGGTGTGTTGCGTCTGGATTGGCATACTTGTCTGTTATAAAAGTTTCAAATGCTCTGAAATCTAATGGCCAATCATAAAAACCATCTTGACTTTTGTTTGTCATTAATATTACCCAATGATATTGAGGATCACCAAAATGTTTCATTGCTGTATCTTCAGGTCTTTCGCCATTTGGTACATCATACTCTTGATACAAACTTGCTTCGTCAAGTATTTTCTCTTTAATTTTTATACGTCTGAATAAATCTGTTACTTGTTTAGTTGTGATCTTATCATTGCTGTAGTTCATTAATGGAAATGTTTCAAAATACATATTAGAATCCCTCTGCTACTGTTTCTTTAGTCATAATTTCTGTTTCACCAAATGTTAAATCCATTTTAATAATAGTTGGTGGTGCGCCTTTTTCATCTGCGATTAATGATGATACAACACCCTCTGGTGCGTAATCTATATTACATTCTTTTAATACACAACGACTTATTCTTGGTAAGTATGCGTTCTCACTGTCTCTGTACATGTATGTAATCTGAAACTCTGACGGTGTGTTGAAATAACCTGATTTTATAGCAGCGCTTTGGTGTTCAGGCAACATATGAAATCTAAACAGTTGTAAAATTTTGTGTACTTGATCTTTCTCTTTCTCGTCTTTTGGTGCAAATAAGAAAGGAAAACTAAATGATCTAAATGGCACTGACTGAAATATTGTTTCTAGATTAGGGTTCTTTGCCTGACCTAATGACTTATCAAATAATTGTCTACTATTTTCAAAACCTGGTATTATACTAGCAGCTGCAAAAGCTCCTGACTTCAACAACTCTCTACCAATACCACCAATACCCTCACCGGCAGCCTGAATTTTGTTTAAGAAACCTGGATCGTTCATTACACCACCAATCATGCTAGCCACATCACCTGCAAGACCTGTTTGTGTGTCTTCATAACTGGCACTGTAATTAAATTTCATTGCCTCTGCTGGTGTATATAATATAATACTGTCTGAAATATAATTGTGCGTATCACCAACTTTTGACATAGCACCTGAAGAAGTTGATCTTAATCTTTTTGCCTGTGTGATACCATTTCTTTTTATGTTGGCAACTCTTGGTTTACCAGGTACTGCTCCTGAAGCATTTGTCAAAGCACCGTTCTTAAATGTTTGTTGTTTAAATTTAGATGACTTGTGAGATACTACATCAAATATAATATAGTGACCAGCACCTAAATTACCTGCCTCTTGTGGATAATATACTGTACCATAACTGTATGGATTGTTCATAGACTCCATGTGTGACATAGGTCCTGTTGTACCTATCTCTAACGGAGATTTATTTAATAATTTAGCAGCCACTTTGGTTGTTTGACCAGATGAGGCAAAACTTAATTTATTGGCTATTGATGAGCCAATCATTGTTCCTACTTTGCCCTTGATAATGTTTGCTACTTTAGATGTCCATGCCATATTTAATTCCTTTATATATACTTGTATATTTATAACGGTTATGAAGAAATCTTTTAAGGGAATATATAAACCAATCAACCCCAGCAAGTATGTTGGTGATCCAAATAACATTATATACCGTTCACTATTAGAAAGACGTATGATGGTGTATTTGGATAAAAGTGATAATATAGACCATTGGGCAAGTGAGGAGTTACCAATTAGATATTATAGTCCTATTGACAACAAATGGCACAGATATTTTCCAGACTTCATTGTAAAGACCAAAACAGGCAGTAAGTTAGTAATAGAAATTAAACCATCACGTCAATGTATCCCACCTAAAAAACCAACTAGCAGAAAGACCAAGTCTTACATGCGTGAGTCATTAGAATATATACGAAATAAAGCTAAATGGCAAGCCGCTACCAAATACTGTAAAGATCAAGGTGCTGAATTTAAAATTATAACTGAAAAAGATTTATCTTAATTACATATTAGACCATCTAGCTCTAGATGTATTTGTAATCGTCTCGTCTGGATTATTATTGGTAAAACCTGAAGTCACTGAACCACTATTATTTGTCTGTACACTTGTTGGTGCATTATTAATTATTACATTACCTTTGCTTATTTGAGAATTAGCCTCTTTTGTTAGCTTATCAAATTCTTTAACGGCGTCATTCTGTGTTGCTTTACTGTTAAATATTTTCTCATTAGTCATTTTACTAACATTATCATTAGCACCTACAATAGTATTTTTATTTTCTTCTTTTGCATTTGAAATAGTTGGAAAACTATCATAGTGACTATCTATATCAACCATAGATGTGCCTCTATTTTTATTCTCAATTTTTCTACTTTCTTTTTCTTCAGGTGTTTCTTTTGATAGACCTAATAATTTACCAAGTTTTGAATTTCTAAAATAATCTATTATGCCAGCAAAGAAGTCTTTGATCTTATTGATCTTAGCTGCTACAAATGTTATAGCACCAATGACCAATGCAAATTTAGCAACTAATACTAGTCTAGCCAATGTAAAGAAACCACTAATTGCTTTTAAACCTTTAGTGATACCCTTAAATGCTTTAAGAAATAATCCACCTGATAAGAAATTAAATAGATCAGCAGTGCCTTTTCCCATATCTTTCATCATGTTAAAAGATTCACCAATTGCTCTAAATGGTCCTAGAAAACCATCTTTCATCATTTCTAAAAACATTGGTAGACCTTTTTCAGTTCTACCTGTGTCAACTGTTGTGCCTACATCATTTGCTTGTTCGTCTCTTTCAGCTGTCAACTTATCTAATTTTAAAGCATTTGCTTCTATTCTTTTCTTTGTGTCACCTTTCTCTCTTGGAGAAAGATTATTTCTTTGTTGTAAATTTTTAGTGTCTAGTCTGATTTCTTTTTCTAAAAGTTTGATTGTTTTATCTTTCTTTTCTATTAACTTTTCTTCTTGTCTAATTTGTGATCTGGTTAATATCTCAACTTCTTTTGTATCTTTATTAACACGTGCAACAATATTTTGTTGTCTTAACTTTTGTACTGTATCCTCTGACTTACGAGCCTGTTGTTCTCTTTCTTGTAACATATCAGCCAAGTCATTGTTATATGATCTTAAATCAAGACCTAATGTCTCTACCATGTTCTCTAATTTTCTGATCACTTTACCAAAACTATGAACAGGACCTTTTGCTAAATCCTCTGTCAACTCATTAATCATTTTAGGTATACTAGGTACAATGGCCTTTGTAGCACCTTGTATTGACATGGATGCCTTTTCCATTATTGCCTTGCCTAACTTATCAATTGCTGATATAGTTTGATCATTTGCTGTTGTATCTAAACTTGGTAATGCCATATATACTATTTAGTTGATTTTGCTCTACTTCCTGTATATAAACCAAACCAGGCAGCGCCAGCACCAACAACTATTGATACTAACCCACTTTGTTCCATAGTAGGTGCCTGTAAGTTCATATACCATATTACTACTTTGTATAGTAAAAAAATGTATGTTGATATGAATACTCTTGGAAATATTCTCCAACTGTCTATTGCTTTTGCAAGGTCAATTAAACCTTGATATCTGTTTTTACTAGAGTCAACAGTATTAGTGTCAATCTCTAATTCTAAATTTACTTTTTTTGTTTCAGTAGTCATTACTGTTTCTCCCTTTGTCTTTTTTCGTTTTCTTCTTTTATATAATTAATTAACATTGAAACATATATATCTCGTTCCCACGGAATCATCTGTTCAATTTCTGTTATACCATATTTATGGTGTTGCATTAACGCAAAATTAACTTCAAAATATGCCTCTAGGCTACTATGGGTGAGGCCAATCCGAAAAAATCTTGTAATCCGCTAAATGTAACTGTACTTTTAACACCTGTCTTTGGATTTGTAACTTCTTGCTCGTGTCTCAATCTAGGCATAGTGTCAAAAAACTTTTTAATTTTATCAAAAGCACCTTGTGGTAACTTCTCTAAAAAATCTTTTAATTCTTCTCTTGTACTATCTACTCCAGGATACACTTTCTCTCCTTCAAAGATTTCGTGTATACAACCGACCATCATATCAAATGCTGTGTCATAGTCTGCTGACTGTATTTGTGTATTAGTCATCATGGACATCGTAGGATATTTGAGAACAACACCCAATTGCCTTTGTTCATCAATTACTACTTTGTTCGTATGTTCATCGTCAACTTGCACCTCAACTTTTGATAAGTCTATCTCAATATCAGTGTATGTTTTTTTGTCGTCTGGACAAATAACTTTGAATTTAGTTACTTCACCAACTGACTTTGCTCTTATTTGTAAGAACATGTATTCTATATCAAATGTTGGTAATTCTTCTATCTTTAGTTTGTTAAATGTACATGCGTCTAAAATTGTTTTAGTCGCCATGTTTATTTCTTTTTCTTCACCTGACTCAAGAGCTATTAACATTAATTTTTCTTCTTTAACAAGGAAAGGTCTGTATTTTACTATCTCGTCTTGGGAAGGAAGTGTCAACTCATAAGTTGGTGTTTCTATTATCGGTAATGCCATAATATTATCTCCTTGTTATTATATATTTATAGGTGGTAGTTTGAAAGGTGGGAACGCTCTACCACCGGTAATTTTACCTAGTGGTACTCTACGTCTCAACTTGTTCAACACGTCTCTACCTGCTCGTCTCAATTCTGGTGGTAGTTTACCTAGTAAACCACCTAATAAACCTGAATCTTGTTTCACTGATGGTTTTCCAAATTTAGATTGACCAAGTTCTATGTTGCCTTGATTATCTAAAAAGAAATTAATCCAATACATAAATTTAAATGTAACTGAAAATGTCTGTACTGTATTTTCATCATGCGAATATTCTACTTTACTAATTGATGTTGGTAAACAATCAAATAGTTGTACACCATAGGTTATTTCGTCTCTCTCTTGTGATGACTCAAATGAACCTAATTGATATATTCTCATATCTGTTACATAGTTCTTATAGTAATTCATGTTAAAAGATTTAGTACTAAAAGCGGCGCCTTGCCACATTTCAAAGTATGATCTTTCTCTCATAAATTTGTCTGCATAGAAAGTTGCTGTAATTTCTTGTGATTTAAAATCGTATGCAATATGTCTAACTGGTGTGTTACCATGTCTAACTTCTTTAGTAATAATTTCTCTATCAGGCATTTCAATAGCACTACAAAATGCTTGTACACGTCTACCGTTTGCTATATGTACCTGATTTAATTTTGATTGTGTGTAAAATGAATCATAAGTTTCATCTGTCATTGATGAAGACACTGAGCCTGGAGTACCATCTGGTCCACCACCTAGTGATTTAGGTAACATAAACTCAACATAAAATCTTGCCTTACGAGCAAAACCCTCTGCCTCATTTACCATTGCCTGTACTCTACCCATTGTAGACTCAGGATTACCACCTTGTGTACGTTTTAATCTTGGATCGCCTGTTACGTTGTCTAGTGACCTATCTCGTGGTATACCAATTCTGATATCAAAACCACCAATTCTTTTCCCGCCTCTTAATATTGCCATTAGTATGGTCTTCCCTTCTTAAANTNTGCAACTGGTAAGTATACTGCTAAAGCAGCCTCATCGTAATCAACTCTTAAATAATTACTTCTAGTGTGTGCCCACAAATACTTTTTAATTGCATTTTTTGTTAATGGTAGTTTTTTAATTCTACTGTAACTTACATCAAATCTATTAGTTTCATTTACTTTGTTACCTTGTACGGCAAATCTCTGTAGTTGTGTCAATAGAGTAAATCTTTGGCCTGGTGGCAGATAATGAAAATTAATACCTGCAAAACCACCCTTGATTGGCTCTAACGGCAACACTAAAGGAAAAGTGTCGTAATATGGTAATGTCTGCTTATATTTAGGGTCATATACAAACATGTTTAATCTACCAACACTTGGTCTACCAATAAGTTTACCTTGTCTCATTAGTTTATTTGCTGTTATTCTGTCTGCTATAGAACCAACTGCTTTTTTGTACCATGACGCTGATTTAACAGCACCATTTGACTTGTCAACCAGTGTATCTAATATGCTTATTGCCATACGGTATATTTATAACGAAAAAAGGGCTAGATATTGCTATCTAGCCCTTAAAGTATTGTCACTTTCTAAACGGAGGGAACGGTTTAGATTATTCGTCCTCTGCTAATTTACTAAAGTAAGATAACGTATCGTCATCATCACTAGCAGATGGAGTACTAGGTGCTTCCATACTTTTCACACTAGGCGCTGAAGCGCTTGGCGGGAGCTCATCGCTTTCAACAGTTTTAGTGCTTCTTGTACCAGAAATAACCCTATTCAGTTTCTCTTTGAGTTCATCATAGGACTTAAAATTTTCAGGTGCCAAGAATGGTTTTAGAGGATATTGTTTTAACCAGATCGCTTTGATCTTGTCATCACTGTCAGCAACTGTTGTTACTGCCTCAAATTCAGACTTGTCATAGTTCCAATAGCCATCAACTTTTCTGATCTTTAGTTTAAAGTTTGCACCTTTCCAAAAATCAAATGGGTTAATTGGACTCTCGTCTTCAAAAGCCGGTTGCATTGCTTCGGTAATCTTATCAAAGATTTTCTTACCAAACTTGAACAACTTAACTTGGCCTTCGTTCTCTGGGTGTTTTGGGTCTGACACTACAAGAATATTTGCAAAATAAGAAAGTTTTCTTTTTCTTTTTCTAGCAATTTCTTTATCACTATCAACACCAGTGTTCCACAATCTTGTGTTTTCTTCGGACACAGGATCTTTTTGAGACATTGTTGTTAATGAGTTTTCAATATACCAACCACCTTTGTCTTGAAAGGCATGAGACCAAACTCTTTGCCAAGGTAAATCTTCTCCCTCTTTGGCAGGTAGAAATCTGATTACAGCGTAACCATTTCCTGTTTTGTCTAACTCTGGTTTCCAAAGTCTGTCGTCTTGGTATTTGTTTTTGTTTGATTGATCCTCAGGATTGAGGTTTGTTTCAAGTGCTTTAGTTAATTTGTCAAAGCCACTTGATGATGATTTTAATGCTTCAAAATCCATATTCGTATTCTCCTATATTATTGTATTATTATATTTGTGTTTCCTGTATTAATCGGAATCATTATTATTTATAACTGTTTTATGAGCTCTACCAGGTTTATTTAATCTATCTTCACCTTTTGGCCACCTCATCTTAATTTTAATTTGGCTACCATCTGTTTTTAAAATAGATATGTCATGTCCGTTATCAACGGAGTTATCATAATATCTTACATAGTCATTTACAACTATATTCTGATCTTTGCTCTTTTTAGTCATGCTTATAATATATCATATTTACAGCTCCATGTCAATGCTCCTTTAGCCTATTAGTGTTTCCATGGTAGGATAGTCTATATAAAAGACGTTCTTTAGTCCTTCCCACTCTTTTATAGGTCTGCTTATTGCGTCATGTCCCAAATCTGCCTTTGGATTTACCTTGTAAAAGGTCACACCAGGATTATTAACAATCAAAGACTTCCACTGTTGTATCCAGTTGTTTGTTGGTACTTGTTGTTGTTCTTTTAGACCATAATATTTGGTATCTTTGTATAGATTATTAATCTTGTCATCGTTACTAGCCAAGTCGTGGCCAATTAAAAACATTTCTAAACTTATTTTATGTTCATTATTATCTGCGTCATTATATAAGTCTGTTGCCTTTGGTTGTTTTTCTTTTAATATAGAAATTGCACCAGCAGTAGGACCAGCAGCGAAACCCCAATCTCTAGGCGTCATCACATCGTCAATAGATTGTTCTTTACTATTCATAGAACACCAACTAACATCTACAGCAGTATGATTTACATTTTTAGACTCTATGTCTTTATTCTCTTTTAATATCTTAACTGCACCTGATATATTAGAGCCATGCATTACAAACTCTTGACAATCACCTCTCTCATTTTCATTAATTAATTTCTTTTCTTTGACTACAGCCATTTCTTCGGCAGTTATTGAGGCACCTGCATTTATAACAGACTCATATAACATTGCTGGCAATCTAGTCCAACCTCTTAAATATGTCTCATTGTCTTGACAATAACCACTGTTGTATATTTCATGGCATATACCTTGATCAACTGCAACTAAAACATCTGGTGTAAAATCTCTATACAATCCATTACAACCATATATTCTACCTTTGCCTTTTAATTTATTTAAATCATAACCTTTTCGGCTTTCACCGTTACCTATACAAAATACATTAGACATAAGTTTTTAAAATTCCTATCATTAATACCATTGCTAAACTTGTGTTCAATACCATTAGAGCTCTGTCGTGCCATAATATACCTACCCACAACCAACCTAGTGTACCTGCGAAACTAAAATATAAATCAAACATATGAAACGCACCACCACTGGCTCTGAAACATACTGCTGATAATATTAATATACTAGAAACCCATTTTAAGTACCATGAGAAGTCGTGTAAAGGTGTAACCTTACTCAATACTTTTTCTGGTTCTTTTATTTTTGGCTTTTCAGTTTTAGTTAAGTCTTTTATTTTTTTCTTTAGTTTATCTATTTGCATAGCATCTTCAAACATTCCATTATTCGTCATCTTTTTCTGTTATATTAATAAAGTATAATACTATTGCACCAGCAAAGCCAATTGCGACTATGCCAACTGCTAACATTCCTAATCCGTATCCTACTGTCATTAAAGTCCTTTCTTCATTACTTTATAAATTAATTTATTCCAATTGTAGTGTTCATCAATTGCACCAACATGGAGAATTGTACCATTATCCATATCAATAATTAACTGTTGACCACCAAATCCGTCCATCGCAAAAATAACTCTTTTTTTCATACCTTTATATGAAAAGTGAAACTGACCACCATATTCATATGTGGCAGCCGCTGAATGTTTATTAGTTATTCTTGGATCTTTA